CACATATACATTATATCAACTATGTGTTCTCCTAGACCAAACCCAATACTTACCTTATATTCCACTTATGAAGGACCGCGAGAAACAGCTGGAACAGGATCAGATATGGTGCAAAGTATGTAAGGATCTGGACTGGGAATATTATCCTACAGTTTAAACCGATGAAGATTTCAAATGGGGCGCCGGTGGTAGCCCATCGTCAGTATTTCCAATTACGTCCTCCTCCTTTTCTGTCGGCGGCGGGGGTGGAGCATCTTGTCTACTTGCGATGTCACCAGGCGAGAGCAGCGATCCGATGAGGACAGCGCCCCGCCCACTCTTGCTAACTGATGAGGAGAATGATGATGCTGTAATCAAATTAAATGCACTAAGTGCCTCGGAAAATCCGGTTGCGAGTAGCGAATTATTGTCGATCGTACACTTACACAACTCTTCCAAGTTATCGTATATGCTGAAAATACCATCGAAAATATCATATTCGTCATCTGAATCATCGTCGGTATCGCTGTCCGTATCTACATTTGTATTCTTAAGTACATGCGCCTTCTTCAAACGATAAACGTGCTTGGCGCGTATGTAGCTCGGTAGTAACTGTGGATTATTGATTACAAAATAAGCGGCAGTTGGGTCTGATCTACGCGACATAGACGTCAAACGCGTAATGAACGCGTACATGTCTATATCGGTATCAAAGCGAATTAATGGGAAATTGTTAGTATGCGTCACCAATCCAGGCATATTATAAACGAAGAATTGAAGTGAATGAGTCATCTGACGGTGTTTTTTTTGGGTTAATTTCAAAAGTAAACTATTATAAATCAATTTTATAAGAAATTGATTTATTTGTATTTTGTATTTTTACATACCAACACGGGGGAACCCTACGAGATTTGCACCTATACCGAATCCCGCGCCACCACGAGCAGACGAAGCCATAGACGGGACGAAAACGTCTAGAACGGAGAAAGTGGCAGCGGCGGTGAGCGCGATGATAACAACCTCCTCAACATTGAGCTGCTTCTTGGGGATAGCAAAGGCAGCGATGGCGACCATAATGCCCTCGACGATGTACTTAATAGCACGCTTGAGTAATTCGCTAAAATCAATGCCGGACATAGTTTTATATATTATAGTATAATAAAAAAAATTTGAGTAATTTATATATATGGATTAAAACACTTAAATACACCTGCGGAATAGTGTATATAAGAAATGTCCGGATTTGAACGACACAATCTAGAAAACGGAGATAGTAATCCTAAATATATCGATCTGTGCGACGAGGATCCACCTATCGCGGGACAGAAGTTCGCCTGTTTGTCTTTTGTTTCCCCTGAGAAAATCCTAAAGAAGCGCGAGGTCTACATCTTCGAACAGTTTTTGAAGCAGTGGGAATTCGCTAAATGCATGGAAAAGTCCATGGATTTCTTTAATTTTTTGGCTTACAAGTATCACCTAAAGATCGATGATATTATGGCCGATTTTACCGAGTTCGTAAAGGAGGAGGATGTCAAGATGAAGGCAAGTGGCGTCGATGATGATTACAAGACGTTTATGGAGAAGAATGAGGATAAGTTGAACGAGCAGTTTCAACGCGACCATGCTTTCCAGACATCGGTGCGTGGTATGAAACTACGTGGTGTATTTCCTACGCAGGATGAGGCCGAAATGAAGTGTAAGAAGTTGCGCGAGGTGGATCCGAATCATGATATTTTCGTTGGGCCCGTTGGTATGTGGATTCCTTGGGACCCTGATGCGTACAAGACTGGACGCATCGAGTTCATGGAGGAGGAACTCAATCAGCTTCATCATGAGAAGCTCAAGAACGAGACGAAGGCGAAGGAGGAGTTCGAGCGACGTATCAAGGAGACGAAGCAGAAGGCGATCAAGGAGAATATCGAATTGGCGAAGAAGAGTGGTAATGTTCTAACACAGACGCTAAATGACGAGGGGGAGTTGATCGGAGTGAAGCAGACAGTCGATTTTGAGGGACGTGATGTCGCCGATACTGCGAGTGTGAATTTGCGTAACGAACTGTTGCGTGAGAGTGCGAAGTGAATGCGAAGTAAATAATTATAGTATTTTTATATAATTATTTTGTTTATTTACGGATGGGTCTCTTCTTTTTGGTGCCGCCCATCTTCTTTTGTTTCATGCTTTTTCCACTCTTCTTCCATTTGCCGCCCTTCTTTTGCTTTTTACTTTTGCCTCCCATCTTCTTTTTGCTTTTACCTCCCTTCTTCTTTTTCCAGGAACCACCACCTAGACCTGTATTTGCTTTCTCCGTCACTTCTCCCACTTTCTCCATCACATCATCCTTCCCATTCTCCATCCCTTCCTGAACTGTTGCCTTCACTTCTCCCACTTTCTCCATCACATAATCCTCCCCCTTCTCCATCTCGTCCTGAACTGTTGCCTTCACTTCTTTCCCTTTCTCCGTCACATAATCATTACCTTCTACCACTTTCTTCTGCATCCCTTCCTTAATATCCTCCATCCCTTCCTCCACTTTATTCAATTTATCCACGCTAGTACCTATGTTGACGTTCATATTATATTATATACGTATAATATAATTTTTTACTTAACGACGTTTTTTATTAGTTTTAACGCGCTTCTTGTTTTTACCTCCCTTAATTTTTTTGCTAAATCGAACTCTTTTACTTTTGCCTCCTTTTAAGTCAACCGGTGGTTTGGCATCCACAGCCGCTTTCTCAACCGCCGCCTTGGCATCCACTACCATGGCATCCGCTGCAGCTTTCTCAGCAGCAGCTTTATCGGCAACTAACTTGGCATCCGCAGCGGCTTTATCTGCAGCTACCTTGGCGGCATCCGCCGGTATCTGTTTAAGCTTTGCATCAGATAATGCTTTATTAGCCAAGTCGGTATCCACCTTACATTTGCCTTCTATATCATCAAGTTTCTTCTGTGCCTTTTCTACTTCTGTCTTTCCTTCAAATAAGGAGGTTAAACCATCAAATAAACCCATTGTATTATACATTATCAACAGACATTTTGCTAAACTGCAATGTAATAGAATTCCTCACTTTTACCAATTGCTCTTCTTCACATTAATATTTGCTCCTTTCTTCGCATTCTTATTTTTAGATGGATCATATGCCTCGTCTTCATCATCTGATCCCATATTTTTAGATATTTCCCAGAATTCCTTCGAACCCAACCTAAAAGTCGGGTGATTTTCAGCCTTATACCAGAAGATTTGATCGGTCAACTTATTCGATTTCGCATTATTATTTATTACCAAGCACTCATAGTTCTCCGTTGTGTTATCCATCACAGCACAAAATGATTCCAATGTTGGGAACATACTCGCATAGTTCTCCCAAATACGCTTGCGATTGGTTAAATAAGGTTCTCTCAATATAAAGACATAATCAATGTTTGTTCGCAGATTAGGTGGGATACCGAGCGGGTATTGCATAGTTATGACCAACATGACCTTCCAGTGACGTCCATTCATAAATAGAAGTCGCATCATCTTGTCACGAGTCCATGTCTGATCGTAAAGACAGTCATCCATAATAACGAAAGCGCGTGGATCAATTGTGGTTCTCTTGTATGTCTCAACTTCCTTCTTCATTTGTTTCATGACAGCCTTCTGTCTACGTAAGATGTTCTCAATCAGCACCGAGTTGTATTCATCATGAATGAATAGTTTAGGAACATGTTCTTTATAAAAACCATTACCAGCTTCGGTACCAGAGATAACGGTTCCAATCGGTATATCTTGATGGTAATATAGTAGATCACGCACCAAGAATGTCTTACCTGTATCACGACGTCCAATTAGAACAACGACGGGGCCTTTGTTCTCATCTACCTTAAACGTGATATCACGCATATTGAATTTTTTTAATTCCAATGTCATTTATAGCTTTAGGATATAAATTATAAATAGAGAACAAACGTTCATATCTACCAAATAATATGTTAATTACAGTTATAAAAAAATGTTAGAAGTTGCACAACAATTCAATGCTATAAATTTGAAATATTTAGAAGAACAATTTACGCCTACATCAGATGACTTGAGGCAAGACTATAATCCATTTCATCTAAATTCTTTTCAATATTACCAACCGATCCTAAAATTACTATTTGATATTAATTCCCAAAACTACAATTCTATGCAATTGAATCATCGTTTTCATATGGCAGATTTGAAAACGGTGATAGACACGACGACTTGTCAGCTTGTAGACAAGCCAATATTTATAAAATATTCTCCTCTGTTAGACCCAATTCGATATATGATCGGTCGATATGATACCGACAATGACGCCATACGCACTCTACCCAGCATTGATAGTGCCAGCTTTGATAAATTAGCGGATACTAACAATGCATCGTATACAGATGGGTTTTTCTCACTTTTGTCTAGTAAATTAATAGAGCTGCATGATTTCAAACACTCTGTCGCATACTATGGCTCGTTCTCTGCAGTCCAACAAAAATTCAAAATGAATATTGCAGACGATTATGAGTATCTGAATAATTCAAATTTCTTTATGGATCATGTGAATAAACTCTTTCGCATAAACAGACACCGTGTGTCCTCTATGGCAAACCACAACTCGAGAGGCAATCGCGATAAGATCATAATTACGTCGGAAGATAGTGTTGTTTTGGATGCATCTATATTGGATTTATCCACAATCGATATTGATCTTAGCCCATTGGAAGAAGTCTATGCGGATGCAGGGACTGGTGAATCAGACGTTGCGAATTTGTCGCTAACTCGCACGCCACCAAGCTCAGATGAGGACGACGATGATGACGATGATGAGGCAGATGATGAAGAAGAGGAAGATGAAGATGAGGATGAAGATGAAGATGAAGATGAAGATGAAGATGATGCAGGGGCTGACGCCCCCCGCACGCCCCCCACGTCTGACGACGAATATGATACAGACGAAGACGAAGATAATGAATCTCGAGCAGAGGAAACCAATATATTCGCTTATA